TTTCCGTAAGGAATGAGCGCTTTTCTCACGTCTAGCATTTGCTACCCTCTGCGATTCAACTCTTACCATCCCGACGCCCCACTCGCCAGTGCCAGTCCGTGCACTTCCTTAGCCCCAGCCTTTTTCAACGTCCGCGCGCACTCGGCCAAGGTGATGAATGATTATTAAAACATATAAATTACCCTTCCAATATATTGGATTTTTTGAAGTTTAATGCATTTCCTTGTTTTACCATTAACTCAAGCATATGGTCTCGCAACGATTCTCCAATAGTTTTCAAGTCAGCGCGCGATACTTTTCTGTTATTATATGTATAGCCTTTAAAAACTACAATCGTTGCGGAGGTTATACTATGTATCTGGCTATAGATCATGATAAATACCCCTTCCTTTTGCAGTTCTGTAATTGTAGAAGATTCGCTATTTCTGTCATATAATGTCGAAACTTCTTAATTAAAGACAAACACCAGTCCTTTAACAGGGGCTGGTGTTTTCTTGCTATCAAGATGCATCGAACATTCTAATACACCCCTTTTAACTTTTTATCATTTATTTTTAAACCTTATAACGTTGGCATCATATAGAATCTAAAGGTATACTTTTGGCAAAAATAGGATTCGGAGGCCAAAAGATGGACCTTTCAAAACGCATTTTGTATTTTTGCGATGCCTTTGGCATGTCTGTGAATAATCTCGCTGATCGATCTGGAATAACACAATCAACTCTCCATAACATAGTTTCCAAGTCGAATAACGCAGCGCAGTTTAATACCATCGAAAAAATCTGCGAAGGGCTAGAAATATCAGTTGAAGATTTTTTTAGAGAAAATGATGATTTTCCCGCGCTGGCTCTGCAGGAGCTAAAATTGTTTAAGGACTATTTGCGTTGGAAATATGGACTAACAGATAAAAAATAATTTACTTCGGCCTTACATACAATTCCTCCCTTCTAACCCCGAGCGCCCGTGCGATTTTATCCAGTGTTGCTGGATTGCCACGCATTTTGTGGTTCTCAATCTCCCTAAGTGTTGACTCCGGCACTCCTGCTAAATTTGCCAATGCTCGTTTTGTTTTAATGCCTTGTTGTAATCTGTACTCTTGGATATAGTTTCGCTCCAATCCCAACCCCCTTGCTATGGAGCCGCATATCATTAAGTACATAATACAACATTCGACATTATTCGACATAAGGCCATTTGTCTTATTTTTAGGTATAAAGATATAATTCGTTCTTGCGTTTTTCCAAAATTCCTGCTTTTTAAATATCGCAAATTCCGACATTTTCCAACAAAATTCGAATAGCCGGGGGTTATCCCGGCTATTTTTTTTTACGCCATAATCTCAATCGACCGCCGCGCCTGTCTAACCTTGAATTTTCATTGTCCGCATTTTTGGTTTCGTTGAATTAAACAGTACGCTTCGCGCCTTACTGTAAATTTCCGGCGTTTCCTCAGGCGCATATTCTTTAACTTCGATATCACCGCTTTTCCCATAGATGCAGAGCAACGGAACTTCTTCGCGCTGACACATTTCGGCAACCTCGTTAACTAGACGTATGATTTTTTCCATTACAAAACACTCCTTTTAATTAATTAGGCTTTTTAACTTATCAACTGTTAGGCTGATCGACACCAAGACAACCAAGATTCTAACGCACTTTCTGCTATCCTTATCGCAGAGCATTGACAGCAGCCAGCCGATGGCAACGATAGATATAACTTGCATCACCCAATAAATGAACCCCAAGACCTTCTTAACCGTCCAATCAAATCCTTTGTCTAATCCGGCAACAACCTTGGCCATCAACTTATCTGTTTGCTGGTCAACCTTTTCATTCACCGTATCGGCTGCACTATCAAAAAATCCTGCCAAGCACACGCCAGATAAGACAACCATGGCAACCAGCACTAGGACGACCAGTTTCATAAAACCCTCCTGTACCGCAACCTATACCGCGCCATATACAGATATCCATAGCATCATTACTACAAAAAACAGCCTTAGAGCCAGACAAAACAGACACAAACTTCACGAACAAAGGGTGTTAGGGGAAGTGGCAACACTGACACTATCACCCTTGCATCTTGCCGAAAATTCCATTAACAATTAGCATTGCTGCGCCTAGTACAGTATTTATTACCATGAATTTCTTAAGCTTCTCGATGCTTCTAGTTTCTCCACCTGTTGCCATGATAATTTCTGAATAAACCCATACACCAAAGTTCAGCACCACGACAAGGGTAATAGGGAAACCAACGCCGCTGGGTTTAATAAACACTTCATAAAGCATGCTACCTAACACATGAACCCCTCCTTAATCTGCCGATAGTCCATGATCCGAAATTCAAGGTTATGCTTATTGTCTTTTAATCCTTTCTTCGCTCTGTCAACGTCCTCACTGACGACAAGGATAACAGGGAACCGCTTAACAGATTTCGCCCACCATGCTTCAGCAAACTCCCGGGACGAATAAAGCAGATTATATTTTTGCACCTTATCAAAAGGGTCGAAGCAGCGGTCAAACTCAATAAAATAACAGCTTAATTCATTGCCTGTTTTAACCGTTGCAAATCCATCCGGCCTGAGAATGTCATAATACTGCGGTTCGTATTCCCAGGATTGCAGGCTTTTTTCCCACTTTTGCAAGAACAGCCGAGTATAGTTCACGCCGATTCTGTGCTCTAATTGCCCCGGCTTCTTGCCTATCCAGTAATGAAATGGCACATCCATAGACGGGCGAACGCGATTGATACTTTTCCTCTCAGCCAATACTTCCAGTCTGCGCCGCGCCGTTCTGATGCTAGGAAAGTGCAAATACCTGATTTGATAAAGATCGAGCGCACCCATGCTTTTCAGCGATAGGATTATTTCGCTATCGCGGTGGTAACAGAATTGATGCTGGTTCAACCTTGAAAACCTCCCTGTAAGGAAGCTGATTCACTAACTTCTCGGCCAATGGCGGATCAATCTTGAACGTCTGCAATTCAACCGGATCGCCATTACGGAATATCGCCCTTCCTCTTACATTAGGCAGTTTGCTGGCTAGGTCGCAATCGTCACCAAGAATCATCCGACTGTTTACCGCATCGCAGCGGAAAGACAGCCTAGCAGGGAAGTTATGTTTAATATCACCTGCACCTTTTACAGCCGTATGTGACAATCTTTGTGTAGCAGCAACAATATGTATGCCTGTTTTTCTGCCAACCCTGCATAGCCGATCAACTAGCTTAACGGACTTATCATCATCCTTGATCTCTACAAACTCATCTATCAGTACAACGATAAACGGTATCGGCTCGGGCAGCTTAGTGACTTTCTCAACTCGATATTTGACTAATAGCTTCTTTCGTCTGTCCATTTCCTTGTTCAATAACTGAAAGACTTGTAATGCCTTTTCTTGGTCTGTCACTAACAAAGCGTGATTTTCTAACCAAAGATAGTCAACCTCGCCATAATCCACAATCACCATATACATCTTTTCTGCGCTGCCGATCTGTAAGCTAGTTGCTATCGATCGTGTTATCATGCTCTTACCTGTGCCTGTTGGCCCCGAAAGAAACATGTGAGGTAGTTCTGCCAAGTCAACTACACACACACCATCTAGGCCGATTCCAAGCGGTATAGGTAGATGCATTTTCTGATAGTCGGCAGGATTCCATTCATAGTCTATTTCTTTTGGCAACTCCGCTTCAAACACTTGCATGGTTAACGCTTTGCCGTTGATATCGAAGGCTATTTTGCAGCCTGTAGACGCTCTAAAATTACCCTCTTTTCGAGTGAAGTCATCAAAACTCATATTTCTTGGCACGACATATACAAACTCATAACCTGTGTCTGTCTTGCTCTGCCTGATTAGTGTCGGCGTTTCATCAGGCCACAGTATTTTTACCGTATCGGCAACAACGAAAGGCAATTCTGTTCCTCTTCGCTTGGCTAACCATTTCGCCAACATGCCCATTACTTTTTAATCCACCAGTAGACTTTCTTGCAAACACCCTTGCCAACTTGCCAGATTTCAGAACCCGCTTTTGACACTATACCCTTCTTCTCGTTAGAATCACGCTCGGTAATAGTGATAGTTTCTGTATAGCCGTTATCAGTTGTCACATGCTCTTTGTGAATCTTTGTGGTTTTAGCCATTTCGAATAATGCATCAGGTTTTGGCAATGGCGAGAGAGCAATCAATCCAGCAATCGCCAACGGAATAACCTTGGTCGCTATCGGTATTTCTAACACCTCAATCCCTCCTTCGCTATATGGGGTGCTATATTCACCCCTCTGTTGTTTTTTCTAGTTTATATATATGCATATATCCCCAAAAAGTTGTTAATAATGAATAAAAATGGACAAAATAAAAATGAGCCTATTTTTTAGGCTCATCAAGTTCGACCGGTACAAGGTCGTCTAGTTTATATTTCAAAACAACAGCTATTTGATAAAGAATATCCAACGGAGGTAATGGCTTTCCCTTTTCGTATCGACTTAAATCACTCTGACTTAAAGGCTTTCCCGCGCTATTCTTTAGCTTTTCGGCTAACTGCTTCTGCGTCATGTGTCGTTCCATGCGCCGTTCGCGAATAAACACCTTAATCATCCCATCACCCTTGCCATGCCTAATATACTATGATATTCTGACAATAACAAAATATTCCTGTAAGGAGTTGTAAAAAGTGAAAAAAGTTTTGTTAATGCTTCTATTAACTATGGCAGTTGCCATGCCGCCAGCGTCAGCCGAAATAAAGCGCAATTTTGACCAGTTCTCAAATACGTTTACGATTTCCAGCACAAAAACTGTTAATGTAACCGACACGCTAAGCATAACCGCAATAGCGACTAAAATGTTTTCGCCAAAGCTAGAAAAGTATACTCCTACGTATATAAACTTTATTATCATTGACAACAAATATCATTTTTTTACTAAAAGCGCGTATTACTTAGTTGACGGGGACCCGCACGGGCAGGAATTTATATGGCACACGCGCGACCATGGACTACCAGACAAACGATTGCTACACACCTCGGCAATGAGAACTATATATAAGGATGACAATTTTCACAAGGCGATTAAAAACGGAAAAACAATGCAGATTAAGCTACAATTCTCAAACCAGCAACCCATGATCGTACCGATAACAATAGAAACGCTTAAAGAATGGGCAGATGTTTTTGCGTTTGACCTTGATGCTGAGATTAAAAAACTGCCTAAATAGGCCCCTGGAGTAGAGCAATCTACTCCTTTTTAATTGCAAAGAAGCCACCCATATACGGGTGGCCCTCTTCACGCTCCGGATGCTTTCTTCCTTGTCTTTTTCTCCTTCTGCAACTTCGGTTGCACTGCCTTTAGGCTAGCCTCAAGCGCAGCCATGATATCGAGCACCTTGCCGGATGCACGCTCGGCAGTTGCCACCGTGCCGGTCTCCGCTTTCCGATCGATCAGCTGTGTAACTGCTTTATAATACTCGTTTTCATACTTCTCAGGCTCAAACTTAGCCGTCTGCGACTGAATGAACAGCCGGGCCATATCCATTTCTTTATCGGTCAGTTTGGCGTCCTGAGGAAGATACGAATCAAGTCGCTCTGCCGGCAGGATCTCGTCGGCAAACAACATGGTCGATAGTGTCAACGCATTACCGGCTGGACGGATCGCCGCCAGGTACTCTTTGCTGCGAAGCACGAAACGAGCGATGCCCACGACATCTGCCTCCGCCATGGCAGCCAGCAACAGCGCATAGGCTTTACCTGCTCCCTGATCCGGCGCCAGATAATACGAGCTGTCATAGTGGCGCGGGTCGATCTCCTGTAGTTTAACAAATTCGGCTATCTCAATATGTCTGCTGGCCTTAGGTGCGATAGCCTCTAATTCGCCGTCCTCTATAACCACATAGCGGTCAGGCGACACTTCATAGCCGCGGACTATTTCATTCTGTTCGACTTCAACGCCATCGCTAGCGACCTTCTTGTATTTGATACGGCTATGGTCCGACCGCCGCAACTGGTTGAAGGTAATAGTTTTCTTCTGGATAGCGGAAAACATAGTAACAGGTACGTTCACGAGACCAAAGGAGAGTATTCCTTTCCAAATCGGGCGCATCATCCCACCTGCTTTCTGATAAAAGAAAAGTTACCTATGGTGATGCCACAGATAACTCTATTTGCTTTCATTATATCAGAATTATAAGCCGGTTTCCTGTGGGAATAGATGGCTTAATGCTTTGCCTCGACAAACCAGCGGCCTTCCTCATCAAACAGATACGTCTCTTTGCCCATGATCCGGCACTTGTACCGTATCCCTATGCCGCCGGCCTTGAGCGATGCCGCCTGTCTAACGTCCAGGATGCGGTCGATCTCGTATATGCGGCCATCCTCCCAGGTGATTGATAGTGGCTTGCATCGGCCGATTGTGTCGTGTTCGGCTAGGACTGTGACGAATACTTTACGCATGATTTCACCTCTACAGAACGGATGTTTGTAAGTTGATTTTAGAACAAATGTTCGAAGAAGTAAAGCGGTAATAAATAGAAAAATCCGCTTACCCCGAAGGATAAGCGGCTACTGTGTTTCAATTTGTTATTACAACCCTAGATCTTTATAAACGCTATCCGGGTAATGAAACGCTCCAGTTTTACCTTGTTTTTTATAACTATCGTGATCGATGCCCCATGATTCAAGTGATTTTTGCATAATAGCTGCCTGAAAGCTGACGTGAACCGCTAGTTCGTCCCGAATAATGGGAGGACACAACTCGTCATCTTTTCGCCGTTTCCCATTCAAGTTAACCGCAATAATTGGTAGCCCAAGACTAAGAGCTTGTTCTATTTCCCACCTAACAAACTTATAAAGGTTTTTTGTATGTTCGCCAATTAATATAACAAAAAACTTTGTATTAAGTAGCCGCTCCCAAAGCTTCCTTTTTATCGTGTCGTCGCTACTTCCATCCCGGAGATTGTTAAGATCATGAGCATTGTAAAAATCAAAGTTAGTATTGTCGTTTTGTTTCCACGCCTTCATAAGTGAATAATAATTCATATCATTATCCGCATCAAAACAGACATACGTTTTGTTTCGGTAAGCCATATTAAAAACCTCCATCATTCTTTTACTTCAAACTGCGGGATAGACCGCGACATTATAATCGTGATAAATAGAAAAGTCACTATAAGTTGAGATATCAAAATCATTTCACCTATGTCGGTGTTGGGCTTAACAATATCATTTGATCCGCCGAAAATATTGGCCATACTATACTGAATAGCCGCGATGTTGGTTGAGACGCCATACGCCCACGTAAATTGGTCTCGAAAACAAACTGCATACAGATATGCATAACATACCGTAGAAAAGGCTATCGCGAGAATGAGGTTGACGAATCGACGCTTAACTCGTTCTATCGAGATTTGAACGTTAGTTATGGCTCGGTCTTCCCATATGTGATAATAGAAGTACGTATGTAAATTAAACGCGATCAAATAGAAAGCAACAAAAGAATACCAGTACTCACTCCATTGATTAGCCCAAAAGATAATAATTAACACCCATTTCATAACGATAAAAATATCGATAGCGATGTTAATACTTGCTTTCTTATTCTCTTCTACCGTAGTTAGTCTTCTGGCGACACACTTAAATAATTCAACCAAATTTAAATAGTTTAATGCAACAATGATCTTTACGATAATTTCATATAAAAAGCCGTTTTGCATCGCAACACCTCTCAAGGGCTGTCCCATATTCACCAACAATTCCAATATATCGCATTTTATGCAATAAATCTACAAAAATAAAAAAAGCCCCAGCCAAACGGCCAGGGCTAAGGCAAGGAGGCAAACTATAGTCAGCCTATCGAAAGGCTAATACACCAACGGCGATGAGTAATAGGTTACGTTCAAACTTTAATTTATTGCGCTCTCGCTTTACTTCTTTCTCGTATGCCTGCAAGGATTGATTTGCCTTCGCTAATGAGTTCTGCGCTTGACTGATTGATTGCTCTGCTAGACTCAACTTCTCGTTGAGCAGATTGATTTGAGTCTCTGACTTCTTCAGCAATTCGCTTGCTCTCATCAATTTTGTTTCCTGCGTCTTGTTGTTGCTCTCCAGTTGATTGAAGATTGCTTCGAGTCGCGTCAGCTCCTGGTCCGTTATCTCGGCTGCCATACCAATAGATGGCACACAACAGAGCAATAACAGCAACGATAATATAACCAATTTTCTTGCCATCTATAGCACCCACTTGACCACCGCCACGGCGGCGATAACGCCGATCGCCAGACCTAGCCAGACCTGCGGCTTGGTAAAGTTGTGTTTTGCGGCCTTCTTCTCAACATGATCATCGATCGCGTGACCGGCCTTGTCCAACGTGGTTTTTGCTTTTTCGAGTTTCTTGTTCACGTCAATTCCTCCTATTTTATGCCGCTACCAGTACGGCAACATTATCCCTAATCTCCGGCAACCGCGCATACAACGCCTCACCCGGGCACGCCGTCGCCAAACAATCCCGATGCCCAACAATCGACTCAGCTTCCAGTCCGTAAATCTCGCACAGGTCAGCCAGCAGCAACGCCAGCGACTCCAGTTGTGCTGGAGTGGGCTCTTCCAACTCAAAATTCCCGCACAGATGAACGCCAAGCGAACGCCAGTTAAAATCCGGGCAATGCGCTCCGCGGTATTGCCGCGGTCTGCCTCGTTCGATACTGCCGTCCTTACGGATGACGTAATGATAGCCGATGCCTGCCCATCTCCTATTAATTTGGTGATCCTGGTGGATCTCTGCTGCAGAGTAATCATCGCCAGCCGCGCCGCCTGTGTGATGGACAATTAAAAACGCGACTTCTGATGCACTCAGTGTCGCCATGCCACCGTTAAAGTCCAAATAGGTTTCGACGATATTTGTCCTGCTCATGGCTGTCCCTCCCCGCCAGAATCATTTTGTTTGCCCTGTACAGTAACCGAAAAGCTGTTTCCGCCCAGGCGATTGGCTAGCGTCGTCAAGATTCCTTTAAGCCTGGCCAGCTTTGTATTGCCCATTTCTTCAAGGTTTTCCATAATCGAAAATAGCTCGGTCATCGCTATGTACGTGTAAATCCCGCCTGATATTGATTTATTGATTGGCAAGCCTAATAGCGTTATATCCGGCAGCTTACTCATCCCGCCCGCAAAAACGATCAGTATTCCATAGCAAAATATTTTCTCGGCCCAACAGCGTTTTAACGCTGCACTCATTAGGTATCCCGGCTTCCATGCATAAAGAAAACCGCAAAGCATTGCGGTTACGGTTATCTCTTCCGGTTTGTGTCCTTGATCAATTAGATAGCGCTTTACAATCGCTGCCCACTTTGTCAGCGTGTCCAGGATGATCTCCACTGCTACCACGCCGAGGATTGCGCCTGCACCGCCAAACAGGTAAACCCAAATTGCAGATGCCCATGAAAACAGCAGTTTTACCGCCCAACACTCGATCAGCATATCAAAGCCTCGCCGTAGCATGTCCGTGATACGGTTTAATAAATCCACGCTCCCACCCCCAATAAAAATAGAGGCTTACGCCTCTGCCTTCCACTCGTTTAACAGGTTTTCCACTACTGCCAAGTCCGCTTCTGATTGAGCCGCTTCAGCCTGATCTTTTAACCCCCTCCCTCGCACGTGCTGGGCGTTAGAGTGTTGCGCCAGCGCTGATGCAAGGCCAAGGAACTGCTGAGCATCCAGAGTGATTGTCGAGTTGTCTTTGCATGTCCACTCCACAGAAAAAACCGAGCTAGTCAGGATCGCCGCAACAGCCGTATTGACTGCCGCATTGATGCGGGTCACGCTGGTTTGGTCGCTGTCAAACGTTTTGCTGAGATAAGTAAAGCCGCCCATTTCCCTGCGGTTGCGCTCGGTGTTGATTTTGGCACGGAGTATCTCACGTTGCTCGTCAAGCGTAGGCATAACTTCCTGCCATTCTGCGATGCCGTCGCGAACTTGCCAACAATCAACAGGTTCGGACATAGAAGAAATAGTTTCGCCAGTTTGCTTGTTGATTAAAATATGCATGTTTTACCTACCTCCTTATAATTCTGCATCTGCTTCATACTGAAATACCATAGCAATATCACTAGTAGTAGTAGCAGAAACATTGAATGCGCTAGTAACTATTTGGGATACTGAGCCAGTTCTATTTGTAGAAATTCCACCACCAGTAAATGTTGTTACATTCCCTAGCGTTCCTGCTCTGTCTCTTATTTTAATTATTGGTGCAGCTCGTTTTTCAACTTTAAAACGACCTACACTATATACTGACCCACCAAAAGAATCAGCAGTTATATATTCCCCATAATTTGTTAATGTTCCAGGAACAGTATCAATATCATAACTTTTTTCATAATACCTTTGACATAGCGCTAATTCTTGTTGAATGTGTCTTTGTTCAAATAGTGTAGCAACAGAGCCTTCTTCAAGTTGAACCTGCGCAAAATCTAAGTCACCATTGACGATACCAACTGTGCCAATCTGCAATTGCAAATAGTTGTTCGCGCCAATCGTTTTACCCGCTATACCTGGGACAAGTACCGGAAACGCAAATTCTTTCCATGATGTAGTAGGTGTAAAATTGAATCCGGCGAATGAATTCGAAGGACTACCACCAGAGCCAAAGCCTTGTATAAGGCTGGCGCTAAGTTGTTGTGGAATTGAGTATCTAGCATAGAACGATAATATAGCGAGATTGCCTGATAGAGTTGCAACATCTTCTATGCGTTGATACATATATGTATTAGAAGTAGCATTAACGGCATTAATTCTATGGAAATACTTCGGATTGCCAGGAACCTCTGTTTGGCCTACTGGAAACGGTTGGCGCGAAACAGTCTGAATACCACCAACGGAAACAGGCGACCTAATAGCCCATCTATCTGCTAAATAACCACCAGAAATAGAAGTTGTCCCTCTTTGCCATATGTTAAAGTTGCCGTTTATAATTTTATTGCGCAAACTCGGATTTGCGCCAACTGTTGCATCCAACGCCGCCAACTGACTCGCCACGGTTCCGGCGGGAAGGTTGCCGGAGGCGGGAGCGACGATCTCCGCCGCATCCCACTGTACTGTTCCGTTAGCCAACAAAATTCCCTTTCTGACAAATTGGCTTGCGTCAGCAGTTGCTTGTTTGATCAATGAATTCTGCGTATCTATCCACCACATATACGGAAATATTTGATTCGGCTGTACCGCTCCAGCGTAACCTGTAGCCAATGTTTCTAGTGCTTTATTGACGCCATCTCGTACATCTAGTCCCGAACCGTTCTGGACAATTATCGGATGTTGAGCCATGTGCACACCTCCTAGTATTTTTGGACCATGTAATTAATCTCTCGTTCTACCCCTGCGCCGCTGTTAACGATTTGGATAGTGAACCCTGTGATCCCCTGGAATGACAATTTAACTTGATCCCCTTCCTGCGCGTCAAATATTGTTATCTGAGGTTCAGGCACAGCATGGAAATACGCGTCATACAGAATACTCATCCCGCCAGTCGGCACGGAAACATTCTTAGACTCAAAAATGTCAGGAGCATCGACGGCAAAAGAAAAACCGCTCAATGCGGCGGTAATTTCCGGCGAATAGTTTTCAATAATCGCTCTAAGGTCGAACGTCCTGCCAAAATACTGTCCAGGATAAAAATCCTGCCAACCTGCATCGTCAATATTAATCTGCACCTTAAATCCAACATACGGACCATAGTTGCCATCCCAATTTGCCAGAGCATCAACATCCTCTATACCGTCAAACGTATCGAAAATCGTATCTCCATAGGCCGTGTAATTGACACTGACGTTGCATAGTGCCGCTTCTCCAATGTCGACCTTATGTGCCGATGGTATATGGTAAACGCCTTGGCTGGCATCAAACCCATAATAGTTCAAATTCCAGACAGCGTCGACGTCTGGTATACTGTCGAATTCGGTAGTACCCATCAGCCTAATCTCATTATCAAATACCGCCGCGCTGCCTGACACTGTTCCAGTCCATCCTGTCACCTTCTCGTCAAATGCCGCCAGCACATTCTTAACGTATCGAGCACCAGTTATAATAATCTGCTCTGGCTCATACGAGTATACATTTTTATAAGCCGCCGCGATCCAGTAGGTTCCATTGCCGACGACTTGGAATTTTGCTTCAAACGTGTGTCCTAATATTTCCGCTGAATGCCATGAGCTTCCCTTGCGGATCTCGTACTCAATAGGACTGCGAAAATCCGTAATTGGCGACCATAGCAAAAACATATTGCCATTCTCATAATAGTTGCGAAGATCCGTCACATTTGCCAGCGGCGATGTTACCGCGGTTCCTTTGATCGTGTAGCTATATACCTGCACCTCATCTAAGTCCTGTTCAGCGATGCCGAATACGTTTCGCGATGTGAATTTTAAATAGATCGTTTTACCTATCTGATCTTCGGTAATCGGATACGAAAAAATAGCCTGCCGATCAATCCGCATGAATTGCTCGCTGGGCCCGTGGTGTTTATTTTCCGTACTATATACGCCGCGTCGCAGGTATGCGAGATCGTATTTTCCTGCTGCTGTCAGTGTAGCGGTTTCATAACTGACCAGTTCACCGCCGACATAACACAGCGTATTATAGTTGTCTGCATCTGCCCTTGTGCCGGATAGTAATTCACCGTGGCTCATAGACATATCAACTGACAGCGTGTTTGTGATATCCGGATCTGCCGCGTAAGGCAAGGCCGCCGACAAAACGCCCTGCCGCGATGGGTTTTCAATTTCGCCGACTTGTTGATAGGTATTACCGTTGTCGCTTACCCAAATGTTACAGCCGCCCCAGTTTACGCCGCCTGATGCGCCGACATAGATAGTCATAGCATTTTCAAGATTTGCAGGCGGCTCGAATATGACTGGAGGATTGACGTTGCCAGGATCGACTTGATAATTTACGCTAGGGCGATCAGCTTCACCAACAGTATACCTGCCAGGAGAATACATTCCTGGAGGTTTCCCGACAGCCGTAAATTCCCACTCGTTTTCTCCTGTTTCTTGCACTCTCTCGATTATGACGGGCTTTTTAACAAGTCCGTTTGTCGATTCGGTCAGCGTCACTAGGTCGCCAGGCTCTAAGAGGCTGAATGATTCATCAAGCCGAAATATATACTTGCTACGACCGTATAGGCTTTTCATCGCCAGCATGCCAGCAACGTATTGAGCGCGCGGCTTCGTATGTAGGTAATGGATTGTTTCGCTATCTGCTGGACGTAAGCCACGATTATTGATATCAGTTAAAATCTGATAATCGACTGTCTCGACCTCATATGAGTTAGCCCGATTGATAAACTCTACAGTCGCCTGGTTGAATGCCTCTGAGTTGTCGCCGCGCTCAAATATAACTAGCTTTCCATCGTCCATCGGAAGAAAATCATTTTCGTCAAGGTCATATTCTGGCGTGGTATTCGGCGTAAACGTCACGCCGTTGCGTGTTAGCGTTTCGTCGCATAGCGGCACCAATTTAAGCCTGTTCTGACTCCAAAATCCAATAGTGTTCGTCGCCTTGCAGATATCATTTATAATCTCATAGGCTTTTTTTGTATCACCGTCAGGAGGTGATGATATTAATAGGTCAGATGCATAACAAAACATGCGGAGTCGATTTAGCCCGTCACTATCGATACCACCAGCACCAAACCCGACGCCGTTTACCGCGTCAAAAATAATGTAGTTAATCACGTCTGCCGGGTTAGCGTCAATGCCGTCGCCAGTACCTACCAATTGCCCCTTAACTTCAAAATTCATGTTTGGCAAGCCAGCACTGTCGCCCAAATCTAACACTCCAGCGACGTAAGCTAAGCCAGAATACGGCAGGGATCTTTCAGGATGTTTTGACTGCGTGTACCACCATGGACTCTGACCATGTACTCCACCAAAATCAGTCAATCCAGCAGCTGGCAGCGAATCAAACGTTTCCTTGTCTTTCCACACCCTGCCAATGCCAGCAATCGGCCCTTCGCATAGCCCGAGAAGACAGGCGACGGTATAGGTGTATGTGGTATTTTTTATTTTTGTGCCGCCGCCCTTGCCCGATCGCTGCGTGGTAGTATGAGCAATTGCGGTAAAATCGTAGTAGTCGATGATGTTACCAGATATCCGCGTCGTACCGAAAATCACTGGCACTATTGTACCGTATGTTGCCGAGTTTACCTGAAAACTCGCAAGTTTATTCCCCTCGTTGCGAATCGTCTTTGTCTTAAATAAACCGCCCATTTACTCACCAACTTTCGGCCTGTATATACCTCGCATGCGGCTCTGTCCGCGTTTATCCAATAAGATAGCCTCGTTTATATCGGTGATGATAACCCCCATACCGACGTATGAGTGGATGATTCGCGGCCACTCTAACACGATGCCAGCATGACTGACGCAGCGACCGAATTGAAAAACAGCGATATCGCCCGGAAGCGGTTCGCCGTCAATTTGGTCGCAATATTTTTTTACCCACGACAGGTATTTTTCTTCCGAACGATGGAGATGCCAGTCGAACGCATAATGCCCCGGTTCGCAATCGCCACGAGATATTATGCCTGCACTCTCATAGACGCCGATCAGGAGTTGCCCGCAGTCAACGCCAACGCCTTTCAGTTTTGCGCCGCTATGATATGGCGTTTTAATCCATGTTTTAGCCTCAGCAATCGCATCGTCACGCCAACTCATACAATCGTCTCCTTTAGTGGGATATACGGCGTTGCTCGGTTGCGTAAATAGTTATTAAACTTGCTGTTACACGTCCCTGGCAGTTTGTCACATCCAGGATAAACACGGAACGTATTGCCAACCACAGGAGCCGATTCGAGAGGTATCAGTATATACAGGCTCCCGCTACGATTTTCCGACCATTTTATAGGAACAGAAACTCCAGTGAGCGGGCCAGATAGCCATTCGATGCCGCCTTGGTCATAATAATTGTCAGGAAAAGCGAGATTAGTATTAAAGCTCTGAAAACTATTTACGGCCGTTACAGTACCGTATGCAGTGTAATTATCAATATTTAGCCCGCAGCCAGCACCATAGAGCGCGTATGGGCATGTCGGATAATACTTCCGCAAAGGCCACTCTACATTAAGCCGCTGGACTGACGACTTGACTTCCCAGTTCATCTCTAACCCGCCGCCACTCTTAACATTAATGTCACCTGTGAACTTCTCAACAGTCCCAACAACAACGCCAGGATTGCTCATGTAGCAGCGATATAACGATAACGTCGCGTCGTCAAAGCCGCCGTTATTGGCAACGTGCATGGTCGGTGTCCCGCCGATTGTGTCCGTTGCATCTACATATACAGATATGTTCATTTTATCAACTGAGATTCCGGACGATAGGCTAATGTCTTCGCGCTCAAATATCGGGCCTTTGCACGAAAAAGTATTACCGTCAGTGATTATATCCATGTCATAATCTGCATACCGAAACACAAGCCCGCTGGCTAGCCTCAACTCATATATATCGCAGGCATAAAAATGTTTGCGCGAGTGAAGATACTCGCGCAATTCTGTTGATACTTGCTTCATACCGTCACCACCGCAATGGCATTGAGTTTATAGTAGTTGTACCAAAAATTGTCCCAATCTAGATCATCATCCTTGAATGCTACGCGCCAGTAGTAATCAAATGTTGCTGTAACGACGGAAGTCGCTGGCGGCGTAGATGTAATCAGCCCATCAATACCGAGCGTGACCGGAATAATCTCTCCATCAGCAAAAACCGCCAGTGTACCGTCAATGATATCGCGCACGGGCTCAACATAATAGCCGCCGAGATTCTTCAGCAACTGGAATTCCGTAGCGACTCCGCTTCCGACTCCAATCTGAACGTTTACTTGCCGGTAATCCTCAGGATCTTTCCATAGGAATTCTTGGGCTTGCCCTCGGACCATGCCAAAAAAACCAGCGGCTTTCTCGATCTCAGACTGATTCAAGCTAGTGTATGAGCATTGAATCTCCCACTCAGGATATGCCCACCGGCTGAGCGTTTTTCGTTTCCGCGTTCCGGACTTCTTAACAACCGTGTCCCAACGTTGGTATTTTTTTGAGTTCCACGCCATGGAAGGCAGGTCAGGAAATATAGGCAAACTCATCATCACACCTCCGCTGGGACAAATTCACGGGCTTGGCTTGCGAAATACCGTTTAATTTTACGTCCTCCGCTGCTCTCAAGCCAGCGTTCAACGGATTTACCGTCAAGAGCATGGATATTCATGATTAGCTGATTAGACGGGCCGCCTGCGCTGCCACCCGTCAGCCCAAGTCTTTCAAAAACCTTCTTATTAAGCGGCAAAACAGCTTCTTTGTATTTGCCTTCGCCGATCTCTGCCAATGTGGGCCCGGTCGTGATGCCACCGGAGGCAAGTGCGGGAATCGCAAACCCCATTGCCGTGACATTGGCAGCCGTTATCCCAGCAATGGCCGGACCTGCGTTGGCGCCGAACGTCGCTAAACTGACAGCGGCTGCAGCTGGTGCCCACGCCGCCGCCATTGCCGCACCTGCTGCCACTCCTGCCGCCGTTTCGGTCGCCATTGTACTTTCACCGAAGATGGCCATCATAATCCGTCCGGCAAGCCACTGCGCAACGTAATCGGTCACGACTTTTAACATTGTTTTCCCTAACTCCGTAAAAGCGTCGCTGACTGTTTTTGTGCCGTCAAGCATTCCAGATATGGCCGTTTGTAGTCCGTCAAATGCCCCTGCATATAGATCGGCAACCAACTGAGCCGTCGTTGAGTGCGCGGCTAAATAGGCAGATTGCCACGTTTCCATCATTGTTTGTTGCGCTTCATAATTACTCAGCCTAATGGCGTTCTCCGCTGTTAATGCAGCCCGCAGTGCGGTGAGGCTGTTCGCGCGATAGGCGGCGTCAATGTCGGCGCGAATGTCGCTTGCTGTTTGGTAGTATTCGTTTTTCCTATCTAGGCTTTGAATATTTATAGCTTCATTCTGTTGCGCACGCCACTTTTCCATTTCAACCGTATCTGTGATCGTTACGCCGTACTCATCTTTTATTGTTGCGAATCCCTTACTCCACCCGTCAACAACGTCTTGCACCGCTTTAAGCCTTGTTATCTTTTCGTTTTCAATTTCCGCGTAGCCTTTAGCCGAACCCTTAAGTCCCTGCATAGCATTGCTCGTGTTCATGTCGGCCATGGTTTTCTTGGTGCTGTTCAAAAGTTCAGCGTACTTGGTGATAAAGCTCATTGATTCATCAGCGGCCAACTGGGTGTTGTTTTTCAAGACCGTTCCTAATTCTCGTTCCTTAAGCGTTATGTCAGTTGTTACGCCTAACAGCTCACGCTTTAACGCGATGGTTTCTGACGGGTCTGACGTTTCGGCAATCTGGCTCTCTATAGCGGTTTTCTCTTTTTTTAGTGCGTCAAGCTCAGCGTTTACTCCTGATATTTCAAGGCTGTTCCGTTTGTCCCAATACGCCTTGATAACCGCAAGTCCGTTTGCATCTTCGGTTTCGCGCTTTGACCAATACTCGCGAACGCCGCTTAGGCCATTTTTGCGTTGCCTGTCCATTTCTTCTTCTTGCGACTTGATTGTGTCGATAAGCAGACTAGCCTTATCTCTCGCTACAGCTATTTCGTAATCTGCTTGAGCTCTTACAATTTGCCTTGCTTCTTTTTCCGTTTGCCCACCGCCACCGCCCGGAGGAGGGCTTGTCGGCACAATAGCCGGTAGAATATTCGTGTCCTCAGACCGCCTAAAGTCAGCCATGCCAGCTACTTTTGCCAACTGATCTTCAGCCATCTTTGCCGCACCGGTAATTTCCCGGAGCTTATTTATAAGCGTATTTGCTTCTTCGTTCGTGTCGGACATGTAATTTGCTTCTTGTTCGATTGCTACATTCAGCAATTCTAACTGATTCTCGGTTTTTTGTGACTGTATATACAATTCTGTACCTACAGCAGTAAGTCCAACAACCGCCCATCCTAAAGGACCAAGTGACGCGCTAAAAGCAATAGCCGCGATCCTAGCCGACAGAAACGCATTTCTTATTGCCGCCATAGCCGGAATAAATCTAGCGGCAGAATAGGCAGTAACCGCCGTCATTGATGCAACGATAACCTGATCTGGAATTAAATCAGTCATCGCCTTGGTAATTCCAACGCTGTCAATCCTCTGCGAAAACTCATCAAGCTGTTTATTGGCTTTCCCTAGCGCGCTTGTAAGGTCTAAGCCCTTGCTAATACTCGTGCCCATCTTGGTGGCTATCTGTGTAGCAACGTCGCCCATGTTTGACAACTGACCGGTAACGGTATTCGACGCCTTTTGCATTGATCCAGCATACCTTGTTGACATCTTGTCCATCATGCCCTGGATAGCTGAACCCGTGTCAATGCTTTTCTGCTCTGCCATTTTCATAGCAGTAGCAACGTCGACATTCAACACTTCTGCTAACAACTTCCAACCAGGAACACCAGCATCAGACAGTCTGTTCATTTGGTCCGCTGCCATTGTCCCCTGCGCCAACATTTTGGCAAACGCATCAGAGATTGATTGAACCTGTGCAGTTCCTCCACCGAAGGCAGAAACGGTGTCACCTATGGTAGTTAACCACGGCAAAACATTTTGTGCGGCAACCCCAAGCCCAAGCATTTTTTTGCTTGATTCAACCAACTCATTAAAGCCAAACGGGCTTCCGGCAGCTAGTGTCGCCAATTTATTCAGCATTGCGTCAGCGGCTTGTGCGCTGCCCAGCATGGTTGTAAAAGAAATTTTGTTCATCTCTAATGCGGCAGATAATTTGATCGCTTTGCCTGCGGCTAGTGTTATGGCCGCACCAAAACCTGCCATGACGGCACCAGCATTGTCTGGAATCAGACTTGGCATGTCCTTGTCAAGCCTTTTAAGCTGTCGTTTACTGGACTCTAGTTCTTTGCGTAGTCCAGATGAATTTGCAGAAATTTTTACGAGTAGTTCGGCTACGGTTGCCAACTATTACCACCTCCTTAGAGGTTAAACTTTTCTCTCAGATATTTCTCGTCATCGTCCTTACTTCGCTGTTTTTTTGTCTGCCGAAGCGGTTTTAATAGGTCCTTCGGCTGTACGGGACGCTTGGTGTGTACACTCATCGCTTGTGCCGTAAAATACGCTTGCATATCCTCGTCTTGCTCCCTGCGCCATTTGTAGCCTTCAAGCAATGCCAGAAATTCGTGAGGTTGCAAGTCGCCAAACTGGTCAGGCAGTAAACCAAGCGGACCGTACGCATCAGGAGTGGCCCATGCTACCCACTCAATAAAAGAGAGGACGGCTTTTGTTTCACCGTCCTCTAGGAGTTTTTTTCGGTTTCATCCTCTGGCACTTTGTATAGCTCGGGATAGTAAATCGCCAGTACTCTGTCTTGCGATGCTTTGCCTAGTGCTCCGCTTGCGGCGATTGCATGGATAATGGGAACGGCAATGTCATCAATAACATGGTCATCTTCGGACAGATACGCCGCGATTTTCTCGACGTATAGATGAGGATTGATTTTCTTTAGGCAGATTGGCAATGCGGATAGGCAAAAACCAAAGCCAGCATTACCAGACGTCATAATATTTTGAATAGATGCTCCTAGAGCTTTTTCCAACTCAACAATGCCAAGGATCGTGAAACATAGGGATTGTTGCTCGCCGAATAAATTAAAAGGTATCGTATTTTTCATAACTCGCTTGCCTCCTAAAAATTAAGGCGGCTCGCTGGCCGCCCGTTTATTTACGCTGTGACTGTTACTACTACCGGCACCTGTCCGCCAACGGACAAAGTAACGTAGAAAATATGCTCTCCTGCGGCCAATGTTGCCAAGTAAGAGCTTTTTAGGGTGAGCTCACCAGCAACGGTAGCCGTATAGCTAACCGCCTCTACAGCAGCGCCAGCAAGAGTGACTACTGATGCATACGCATTGCTCTCAATGTAGTATATTAAGTCGGTCGGTTCGGCGATGGAAACGGTCTGCGATATGTCAGATATCGGCCCGACGCCGTTTAACGTACCGCTCAGACTGGCTTCGCCATCATGCGGAGCTTCCGAGCTAAAATCGGTTATCGAAGCCCATCCAATTTGGCATGAGTTATCGGGATAGCGCAGTTTGATATTAATTTGTTTACCCTGCATAAAAGCTTGCCGCAGAATATTGATGCCTGCATCGTTCAGCAATAGTAATGCATCAAGATCAATGCTCCAAGATCTCATACCAGCAAGCGTAGCCGCCCATCCACCAGACGCCTTGTCACTAACATCGATTTCATCTGCAGACATGCTTAACGACGCACTTCTCTGTCCGCCAACCACCTGCCATACCGGAGCGGCGACGGTGCCTTTATTGACATAGAGCAAATAGTCTTTGCCGACTGTCGCGCTGGATGTCGATGGGTTAGTCGCTAGGGTTACTGCACCAAATACGCCAAACATTGCCATGACACAGGCCATGGTTAAAATCTTTGCAGCTTTCCTGAAAAACTTTTTCATTTTGTTACTGTCCTCCTAAGTTTTGAATTTTTGCCACGAAAGTAATAACCCCGTGATACCCTGACTCGTCCTCTGGGAAGGACTCGAAGAAGTCAATGTCTTGGCTCATAACATTGAAACTATCTGCAGACAAATCGAGCGGGACCGAGGTTAGCACTTGAATCACGTCATTGGCTATTTCATTGACTTCACGCTTGCCTTCATTAGCAGACCAAACATGGATTTGCAGGCTGATGTCGGAGATATCTGCTGTTTTGTTCCCCATGTTTTTGCAGGTAAAAGCACCTAGCGTGTTGTACGGCAAAACTGCATCTTCCGGCACTACGTCATGTGTCTTTACAACGTGTTCACCGACCGTAATTACGTTGTCAGTCAACAAATTAAAAACGCCCTTCTGCAGAGCGTTCATTGGGATTCTTCGTATGATCATGTATATCGTCCTCGTTTTAATGCTTCAGCCATTTTTTTCTTAAATTCATCCGACTCCAGCATTTTTTTAAGACGTTCTACATCGACGCAATTAATCACAATCGTCATGGTTTCACCGCCTCGGTGATTTTTTTTACTAAGTTCGGCCGCTCGTCTTCAAAGGCAGGACGCATGTACGGATGCTCACCTGCAGGCGCTGGCCCTTTATGCCCAAACTCGACTAAGTGAGCGTAAGGTTCTCTCGCCGCCACGGTTCCAACTACTCTGTTTTTATCAAACCGAGAAGTTACGTTTTTCTTTAGATCGCCAGTTCGGACAGGCACGCGCTTACGGGCGCCTCTGGCAATTTCCTTAGTTGACGTTGACACGGCGTCTTCAATCTTCGCTGACGTTTTGCTGTCATATGCACTGAGTTTGCTTAGCGCCTCTTTGAGTTCAGGAACCTTAAAATTAACCTGAAAGCCAGCCATTACTTGACCACTTCCTTGCAGACCAAAAACGTTTCCGACTTTCCGATATCGTAGGTATGGTCGACAGGGTAAATCTTCGTTCCATACAGCACACGCCAGCCTTTTACAACGTCAGCGCAATATCTGATTTTGATCTCACGCAAAGATACGCTAGCCACTGCGCCTGCCACATCTTTAGTGTCGAAGCTAGGCTTCTTAAATTCGGCCCATACCGTCGCCTGCGTTACCCACTCTGTTGAATATCCACCTTGACCGTCAGACGTTCGCACCTGGGCCTGCAATTGGATTCGCTTGTCCATCCTGCCAATTTTCATATCGTCGCCCCCTGACTCAACCGCAATTGCGCTATAAAGGCCGTAAAGCCAATCGACGCGCCAATATCGCCTTTGCCAAGCAGCGTGGGATCTTCCAATAATTTGCCGACAAACACAGTCACAACCGTTTTATATAGAGCATTAGCGTAATCTTTGGCAACTCCAGCATTAGTCAGGTAGGATTCCGCTGCAGCTTGATATCCTGCCAAAACAACGTCTAAATCGTTGCCATCGACTTTAAGGTATTTCTTGAGTTCTTCTAAGTCCATGACACCACCTACCCGCTAATTTCTACCCCGTCAACGATAGCCGGAGCCAGGACAATTTTCAGCCCAGATGCCTGATTCTCTGCCCGCACCCGTGCTGACAGTTCTTCGTATTCGTGCTTCATCAGCGGACGAGTTACTTTGAAAATTACGATAGCCTCTGTTTGCTGCATTACAGTAACATCAGGAGTTGTTACCACTGGTGTTGCCTTAGTGGTTACAGTTGACTCGGTGTCTTGAGCAGATTCCTGCGTGTTATCGGTGCTTAAACCGGTTTCCTGAGCATTTTCAGCGGACTTATCTTTACCCATATTCATTCTCCTTCCTTTTAAGTAAAGCGGCCTCCTGGTGTTATCCAAGAGGCCGCCGATACACATTAGACTGCCGTGGCTTTCTTAACGCGAATGAAACCGTTGTGCGCTACAACATTGCCTCCAGCATAAACCTCGCCGCGGTGCGCGATCATGCCTTCCTTGAATTTGTAATCAGTGGAACGCTGTACATCAAGGTCGCTGAAGATCACTAATTTGTAGTTAGCCAATGCACCGTATGCCATGCAGTATGAACCTACAGCGGTTCCCGTTGCACTTACCGCCAGTGCCGCGCTATTGATAATGAACGGGATACCATCAATTGTGCCGGTGTTGCCGTTAGTGACGATGGTGTGGTAGTCTTTGCCGTCCGTAGTGCGCAGTTGCGAGAACGCCAACAGATCCTTTTTGTTCAGAATCAATACAGCGCTTTCTTCGACGGCCTCGTCGCCGCCGTATGAATAGATAATCGTTTTAAGCGTCGTGTTTGTGATAGCAGGTACGTCCAAGTCAGTAGCCACGTCAATGGCCGCCGCAGCAGTCGTCAAGATACCAGTCAAGTGGCCGGTCGCGCCAGTACCGACTAAAATTTCTTTGGCGAGTTTACGGCGAGCAGATTTCGAAATGCCACCCATGACGACAGACTCATAATCAGCAGCAGGCAGTTTTTTGACCTCATTGGTAATCTCACTGTACGCAGTAATCTTGGTTTTAGCGATATCTGCATACCCAAAGACCGTATCGGCAGTAGCAGCCGCCGCGCCCTCGTCCGCATAGTCACCTGCTGGCGTGTCCTTTTCATACGGTTGAGTAAACGACTCGCCGCCTGCAATAACCAGACGATCTACGCCGTCAACAAGCCCTGAAACTTGTGCAAACGTTCCGTTGATGGTGCTTGATGCCACTTTCGGCAATACGATGCTGGACGTCGCAACCGTTACCGCACGGCCTTCCTTCAATTCCTTGCCGCGTTTTTCACGATCCTTAAATTCTTGATTAGCGCGTTCTTCGGTACCGCCATCACCACCCTGCACAGGGGTAAAGCCGCGACCAGGCTGATAACTACGAGACTCTGGCTGTTGGTTGTTCGGGTCAGTTACTACTTTGGTACGTTTATCCACTTCGTCAGTACCGCCAGCGTCCGCCATTTCCGCCTCGTCAATTAAGCTTCGCAGTTCCGCAATCTCGGTGTTAATCGCAACGATTTGAGCGTTAATCCCACGTAGTTCAGTGACGTCTTCAGATTTCTCCGACTTACCAACCAGGGCGGCGCGGGCTTCTTCTTTAGCCTTGAGTAGTTTAAGCAATTTGTCTTTCATAGTTATATTCCTCCCAAAATTTTGTTTTTCAGTTTGTATATATCAAGCGCCTTTGAGTTCCCCAACTCTTGCGACCTCGCATTCTCCAATGCGAGTTTGGCATTGTCCAATGCCTGTTTGTCGCGGGCGTTAATATCAGTGGATTCGTAATACGGAAATGTCGCGGCGCAGACCTCATACACTTTCTTGATTTTTTTAATGCGCCTAGTCGGCATATCCTTATCGAGGTTTTCCCATGTTTCTTCTTTGACAACAAAAATGAAGCTCATGCCCTGCATATCTCCGCGTTCAACGCTGGAATACAGTTGTCTAGCTTCAGAATTATTTTCCGTATCGAGGTCTGCCTCAAAATACAGGCCAATATTGTCAGGTTTAATTCTCATGGTGCTTTTTGCGTTATTCCTGCGGCTGCGTGCAAGGGGGATTTTGCGAGTTTCATGATTGACACACAGCAGTACATCATCAAAGTCGCACTCATCAAACGCTCCGCGTTCAATAATCTCATAGTACCAGCCGCCTATATCGGTTTTTGTATCATAGACGGCAGGGTGCCCGTCGAGACGTTTAACCTTTTTATCTTCGTCATTGACTGCCCTAAGGTCAAGGATCTCAAACGATCTTTTAAGCTTCATGTTAGCGTCAAGCTTTGGCTTTTCATTCACCTTTATCTCCTACCTTCCCATCTTGTTTAATCTTTGCCTTGCCAGCATCACTCAACTGATACTGATCAACCAAATCGACAGAAGCGAAGTTCAGCGACTGCAGACGCCTATCGCCGCCTTCAAATGGCTCCATGCCGAACATGTCATTGATCTCATTTAGCGTCAGCAATCCGGTATTTGTCGCTAGCGTTGCAATCTCGATTTTGTTCTGTGTGCTTAGGTATGCAGTCCGACTATAGTAACATTTAACCCGATGCCCGACATCTTGTTCGCGCATAGAAAACAGGCAACTCGACGTTGCCTGCTCAAACTCAACAATAAAGTCCTCTATGCAGTTTTGGTAGAATGCGTTATGCTGCTCGCCGTTATAGTCACCAGATAAAACTGCCGCTGAAATGCCATAGCGTTCCCGGACAATATCCTTCAAGAATTTCATGACTTCAGCTTTTATTTCCACGGATTTCATATTGATGGGCGTAAACTCGCCGGCAAGATCTGTTGCTACAATTCCAGCTTTGCTACTGAAGATATGGGCTTCGAAGTTATCCCTAGCTTTTTGCAAATCTCCTGCATCGACTAGTGTTTTTGCAGTATACATACCGGTTACTTTAAGGCTCGCCTCAATTGTCTTTGGTAATCCTTCCATGACTTTATTCAGCGTAGTAACCGCGCTCAGCAGATCAGTCGTATCTGGCCGTCCGTTGTCATTGCCGCCGCCAACGATTGTATTTTTGCCACGGCGCCAGCGTAAATGAACCAGATCGGCATATGGCAAGATATCGAAAGTGCCATCGCGCCAGTGGAATTTAATCTCCCATACATCGCCTGACTCATCCGTGCCGATTTCAATTCGTGTCGGATTGAGCGGATAAAACGCCACGTACCTGCGGTACTGGTTACCCTGTCCGTCCTTAACGATTTCAAACTGAGGATAGATAAAGCAATTATGATCCTTGCGCCGCAGCCACTCGCAGGAGGCGAGAAAATCCTTTGTCGTCTGCAATGGATTCGGTCGGAATCGAAAAAGCCGGGTTATATCATCGTTCAGCTTTCGGATGCGCCCCGGCCCCTGCATAACAGAAACAACGTCAATTTTGCTGATCTCTGTCGCTATCCGGTCGATACAGTTGTTAACGAAGTCTGACAGGTATACATCCTCGCCAAAGGCAGAGAAAATAGCCTGTCCGTCGTTAAGAATGGCCGTCAATTGTTTGTATGCCTGCCGTTTTTTGTACCAGCCGATAATTGGCTTTAGATAGTTAAATATCAAAGTCTCACCTCCCTATAGCCTGCTGAGCAGTTCGCTTTTGAATCGGCTAAATGTCGCATACGCGATGATAAATCCCAGCGTACCATCAATGCGGTTCTTACTCTGCCCGTGCTTTTTCACCGGCATAATCATGCCCAGATTGTTTGTCTTGTACGACGTATTTTTTAGGCACCACCGATCAATCTCGTTATTGTTATAGTTGAGTTTCTTGCTTTTCAAATCTGACTCAACTATCCGCATAGGACCAGACAAAGAAAGAAAGTCCATGTTGATTCTTTCAAGGACTTCCTCGCCGAAGTATTCCTTGACCAACTTCTTAAAGTCTGTTGCATGCCAATTGTCATAGCCAATTTTCAGCGGTTTCATGCGGTACTGCTCGTACAGGCTATAAAACCATTTAACGACATACACCGCATCCACTTCACTGCCGGGGCAAATAGTTACCAGCCCCTGTTTTGCCCATTCCCGGTAACTTTTCTTTTCAGGATTTAATTTATTATCATCTTCCAAAATTGCGTCTGCCTTCGTCTCTGGCACGAAATACATCGTCATCGTGAACGGTTGCATAGTTATCGGGTCGACAAATAAAGCTTTTGAATTACAGAGGTCTGTTGTCTCTGCAAAGTCCAAGGAACCTATGTAAAGTTTTCCCCGGAACTTTTCTGCCTCAAATGTCGCAGGGTTATTAATATCGCCTTCCTGCAGCCAGGCGGTAGCGCTGTTTTGCTTGATGTTGAAGTCTTTGGCCAGCACGAACGCCCTGGTGCTATTACTCGTTTTTCCTTCTTCAATCATCTGACGGAGAAAGGACCATTTTTTTATGACGCCAATACCAGGATTGCTTTTATACCAAGACTGCTCGTCCTGCCAAACCTCTTCTTCACTGTCCTGGGTATACAGCCATATCAACCAGCGCGGCCGGCTTAGTTCTCCCTTTAAGACTAGCCGAGCATCAGCCAACCGATGATCCAAGTATCCATCGTCAGTAAAGCCTTCTGTTGTCAGTTCGAAGTACAGCGGCTCATCCTGGGTGGATAATGCCTGCCGAATCGGCATAACCGTCGTGTCGTCGGCCATTTCAAACACTTCGTCGACTGCGCCAACGCCTATATTTCTACCTTCCTTGGCGCCGGTCTTAGCGGATAGTTTCCGGATGCTGCCTTTATTTTGATAACTAAACTTGCCTTTCTTACGTTTCTGCTTCGGATTGCCAAAGAACATGCCCTTGATGTTTTTACGGGTACACTTATCAAGCTTCCGGCTTTCTTCTCGCATGGCGTTGATGGCCTGAAACATTAGGTCTGCTTGCTCGTAGTCATTGCTGGCACAGAGGATCTTCTTGCCTGTCTCACCACAGAACCATTCAGATAGACAGATCGCGCCAATAAGCGGGGTTTTCCCATTTTTTCTTCCAACTAAAAAAAGCACATCCTGATGTTTTCGGACATACCTTTGCAGGTCTTGGTCATATATTTTGATTGCAAATATGGCTTCAATAAAGGCTTTTTGCCAGAGCATCAATAGGAATGGCTTGCCAGCGTGCGGTGCTTCATAGTGCCGACATTCTTGCTCAATAAATTTGATGCGCTTATCAGATGCAGACAGATCAAACAGGATATCCGGACCTTGTATTTCCTCTATCAGCAGTTCGAGTTGCGCCATCAGTTCGCGACCAACAATGATCTCGCCGGATTTGCATTTCGAATAGTATTCTTCGAGATACATCACTCAAACTCCGCCAAATCGTCATCATCATCGTTGATGTTCCGTCCCAGCACGCCAGACAGCTTCGCAATGTAATTTAAGTAATTAGCTCTCACCTTGACAATCATCCGACTTACCGGCAGTTCTTTCTGCATCAGCGGATTGTCAGGGTTGACTTTTATCAATCCAGTCTGTTTGATGATTACATGCAGACGATCAAGCTCGACTCTCAGCCTAGCTGCTTCCCAGACAGCGCCGTCAATCAGCGCCAATTGTTTTTCATCAATTCCATCGAATAGACCCTTGATTCTCTCGTACTCTTGCTGTGAATCCATCGTTATCACCAGACCTTAATTCGTTTCTAAAAACGTCCATGGAAAAGTCAATTTTTTGGTGTGTGTGTTTCTGAGGTGACCTCCCCGGTCCGGTATAAAACAATCAAAAACAGCTACCCGGGGGGGGGTTGGTAGCTGTCATACCGTATAATCCGCAAACCATTTGTCAATAAACTTGCGATACGACTCAGGCATCTGCCTTGCATGCATTGCCGCATAGCATTGATCTCTGGTGCGCTCACAGTAGATCAGTTCGGCCCCTAGCTCCGTAGCCAATCGATCACGCTCTGCCTTCATCGGATAACCGCCGATGACAAAAGCATCGTGCCACTGACCGAAGCGAGTTTTAATCATATCAATCATCTTGTCCCGCAACGCAAAGACGTTGAATCTTAGATTGTCCGGCTTATCATATAGTGGCTGCCAGCTTATGCTCTCAAACAATCTGTCCATGTCGAGTATCATGTCACCTCGCTCAGCGAGATGATTAACCATTGCGACCTTACCGCTGCATGGCGCACCATAAACCAGATAGACATTACGACTTTTGCTACCGTTGAAATGGTGATGTTCTTTGTTATGGCAGTCATGACAAATTAGCTCAACCAGTTTTGAATTCAACGCCACGTTAGGATCATTAACATTATGCGGCGTCAGCTTTATGGTGTGATGACCGATAAGCCTTGACGTATCAAAGATATATTCGTTGCATTTCTGACACTTAGGCCCGCGCTCAATGATAAGATTTAGACGTAGATCAATCCACGCTTTGGACGCATATAGCTGTTTGGCAAATGATTGAGCCATATCAAAACTCCTTGATCTTCAATTCACGTTCCCTTAATGCCAGCACAGCATTATCATAAGCGACTTTATGCTTGTTCATCGGATTCATGTTGAAGTAATTAGTTAGCCAGTCAAGAGCTTTCATACTGTCACTTCGTTTTACTGACATGCCGCTTCTGCCAAGCTTTACCTCACTGACAACAGCGCCGTCAATCTGTTTATGATCCTTGAAGTGTAAATAATTTCGCTTAGTCGTTGCAATTGCGCCGTCGCTTAACATAACCGGTTTTCCAGTCGAAGGATCACAAACAGGCTCGTCTGCGGTTCCCCATTCCGCCACATCAGACATATCGGAAAAGGCTATTCTCATATATCGCTCAACGATATCGTCAGGACTCAATAGAATTGCTTGATACTTAAGTTGTTTAAGATGCTCAATTTCTTCCCTTATCTTAGGATTTGCAAGCAGTCTGCAGCTTTCAACACTAGCAGCATTATAACTGCAGTTATAGGCCTTCATATATGCAGTCGTACCAACTGGATTTTGTGTAAAGTAGAGACAGAATAATCGTTGCTTTTCGGTTAAATCTGCCTCTTGAATCGATTTTATTATTTCGCGATGCATCCTGTTTTTGGATGCGTCTTTTTGTTTAGATGCAGATGCGGTTTTTACCCATCCTTCACGCTGCTTGCGACTTTTGGCAGTTGGATACTTGATGTTATATTTATCGGCAAGATCAATCAGGCTAATGCCGGTTGTCTCAAACTCTTTGCGAATAGATTTCCAGTCCATTTACACCATCACCACCTCCCGAATAATCCGGAAACTACTTCAACACAACCCCATTCCTCGCCTTAACAGCCCCATTAACCCTGCGATACGAATCAGCCTGCATCATCTGACTGTAATTCGTTTCGCGTGGTTTGCGCCGGAACGTGGCACAGACACGGTCAACGTAGAACACATCGACTGCGTTGCAGGTCTGGTTATCCTCGTAGTGCGTGCATTTCTCGTTGTTACAGTAAACCATGCTGTCACCTCCTGAAAATGGGCACAAGAAAAGCGCCCCGGATAAAGGCGCTTACATAAGTATTTATTTGCTTGTCTCGTATATAGCCCTTACAGTATCCGCAAAGATGGACCAATACTTAACAACTGTATCTAAGGCTGATTGTTTCTGTTTTTCTTCTGAATCATCCTGCTTTATATCAAGCAGTTTCTCGGCCCGTTCAATTCCCGCTGCGGTAACGATTTGATTAAATGGTCCACCTTTTCTTATTGGTATTAGATACCCTTGCACAGTAAGCCTTTTAAGTTCAGTTACTATTTCGTGGAATTCAGATCCAACGCATTCATCAGTAAGTATATCCGCTAACGGTGTGTTAGGTTTCCACCGTCTTGCTAGATATACGGCTATTAAAACCTTATCGCTTAAACATAGATTCATACAATCACCATCCTTTACCAATTAATTCGACAAAGGATTCAGCCGTTTCCTGCTTGAAAACGATTTAGCCGCCCATTGTCGGACGGCTAAAGTCCTTTCATCAACGCCTTCTTGGTCAGCTATCACTGACATCTTGATACTATCGACATAGAAGGCTTTGATTACTCTGCACTTGCGCTGATCCTCAGGTTTAGGCGATCTTTCGCAATAGATTCCGTAAAGATCCAGCATTTCTTCTACGTGCGTTAACACGACATGTGTTCGAATTACGCTGCTCTTGATCGACTCAATATACTTATCGTCTTGCAATTTGTGCAAGGCGTCTAGGATATCTATCGCATTAATTCCTTCGACGGCCTGGCTCAATTTGTATACTGACTTTTGGCAGTGGCTTTTTAGCAGGTTATAATTTCTCAGCAGTAGTCGCGTGTTATGCAATCGCTTATCATTCCTAGATTTGATAGCTTCTTTATTCTTTTTATCTATGAATTCCAGTGCCGTTTCAACAGCTGTTCTGGATGCTAATTCAATCATCTGATCTTTATTCACGTTTTCCCTCCTGTATCTCTTTAATCCTCGCCTTTACCGCTTGCATCAAAGCATCCTGTCCTACTGCCTTACCCTCTAGGGCTCGCATCACATCTTCATCAACGGTACCCTCTGCCACTAGATGATGCACGATTACGCCGTTCTTTTGCCCTTGTCTGTACAGCCTTGCATTCGCTTGCTCGTACAACTCCAGGCTCCAGGTTAACCCAAACCACACGATCGTATTTCCCCCTGCCTGTAGGTTCAATCCGTGACCGGCAGAAGCCGGATGGGCTAACAGTAGCGGGATCTTACCCTTGTTCCAGTCCTCGATATCCTGCGGGTTGTCCAGGCTCCGGGCTGCCGGGAACCTTTCTTTCAGCCGATCGTAGTCGTGCTTGTACCAGTAGAACACCAACGCGGGGTTTCCGTTTGCCGATTCGATGATGTCATCTAAGGCATCTAGCTTTTCGTTGTGGATTATTCGGATTGCTTTGTTCTCATCGTAGACAGCACCATTCGCTAATTGTAGTAGCTTATTCGATAATACGGCTGCTGTGTTGGCTACCACATCACCCTCGGTGTAAGGAATCAGCAATTCCCGCTCCAGCTGCTTGTACAAAATCCGGACGGTATCAGATAGTGGAACCTTTACGATATTGCTGATCTTTTCTGGCATCTTCAGCCAGTCCGCTGCTTTCATACTCACGCAGATATCTTCAATCTTTTTGTATATCGCTTTGTCGGCTCCATCCTTCAAACGCCACGAAAAGATTGTATGTCCGTCTCGCTGATCCGGCTCGAAGTATCGCTCCCTGAAGCCTGTGATCGTTTTACCTAATCGTTCGCCCCTATCCAAGAGATATATCTGCGGCCAGAGGTCCAGCAGATTGTTTGGCGCCGGTGTACCCGTCAATTCTACAATCCGCTTTATCAAGGGTCGCACTTTGCGGAGTGCTTTGAACCGCTGCGCCTGGTGACTCTTGAAACTGGAGCTCTCATCGATCACCACCATATCGAACGGCCAATCCTTACCGTAATGATCAACCAGCCAAACGACGTTTTCCCTGTTTATCACGTAGATATCAGCTTGGGAGTTTAGCGCCGCGAGTCTTACTTTCTCCGGCCCCAGGACTTTGGCCAGCTTCAGATACTTAGTGTGATCCCACTTCGCTATCTCTTCCGCCCAGGTGTACTTGGCCACTCGTAACGGCGCTATCACCAGCACCTTGGCTACATCGAAGTAGTTATGCATCAGCTCTGTAACGGCTGTCAGGGTGCTTATGCTTTTGCCAAGGCCCATATCAAGGAATGCACCTACTGCCATCTGCTCGATGATCTGCTGTGTGATGTGGTCCTGGTAAACGTGCGGTTGGTACTTCACGGGAACACCTCTCGAATGAACGCATCGACCGCCGGCCGGGAATCTAAGCAGTACACCTTGAAACCTAGCGCCTCTAAATCCCGTTTGCGTTTCTTCTGCAAAGGTCTTAATTCTTCGCCCAGGCGCTTCAGCTCGACGAATACAATCCTAGCCCCTGCGGCCAGCACTATCCGATCAGGCACACCGCTTAGTCCCGGTGAAACAAATTTACATGCTCGCCCACCTCGGGCTGCCACTCGTCTATTTAAGTAATTTTCGATCGCACTTTCTCGCTCTCTATCTTGCATCAAAAACGCCTCCTATTTTAGAGGTGTTACCAGTGTTACCAGTTCCCTTCGCGCGCGTATATGTATACGCATTATAGCGTTTATAGTGTGTATATACGCCTTCACGCTCTATATTCTTTATATTATTATTCTATTAGTGATTTACTGGTAACACTGGTAACAGCGCCCCGTAAACCCTTGCAGTTTCTGGCTTTTAAGTGTTACCGGTGGTGTTACCAGTACCCTCCCTACTGGTAACACTGGTAACACCTAGCTTTTTTTGTTTTTAATTCCGACTAATTTGTACTGGTAACACTGGTAACACTGCTGGTAACACTAAAACTTCTTTATATAGCACCTTTGGAGTCCATATATTTTACCGAAACGGAGTTTACCATCGTACAGTTCCCACCCCGGCATCCGATACATAATGTCCTTTATTTCTCGGGATTGCAGCGCGTTGAACGTCTTTGTATCGCCGTTCAGGCACTCAACCCAGATTTCTAAAGCACACACCCGGGTTCTTTCTACGGTTCCCTCCGGCTCTTCGCCGAAGTCGCTGTAGAGGAATTGCTTACGTTGCCCAAGATCTCGTTGCTCCCAGTCTGCCGGCAGTTTTCTCTCGAGGTATTCCTGCACTTGACCGAACTTGTCCGACTCTTCCATGTGGCGTTCCTGCGCCGCTAGAGCCTGTTCGTTCAAGCGAGGATCTAAGTGTAAAGCTTCGCCAGCTTGCCACGCTTGAGATGCTTCTGCCCATATCTGGCCGATCTCGTATTCAGTCAAGTCGGTAAAGACGCTTTTCTGGTTCGGCTGCACTCGAGTTTTCACCGGCCAGAATCGCCGGTTGCCTGTTGCATCTCTCAGGAAGTCGTCTCGGTTGGTACTTCCAAAGAATACACACTGGCGCGGGAATGTTGATATGTTGCGGCCGTAAGCAACACGGAAGTTATCCACTTGTTTAGAAAGGAAGTGTTTTACGGCTTCGACTTCGGCTCGTTTTAACGCCGACAGTTCGCCCATTTCTAAAATCCAAAACCCCTGCAGCTGCTCGTACGCTTCTTTTCCGTTGACGGTCGTCAGCGAATCAGAGAACCAGTCACCGCCCAGCTTCTTCAGCAGATAGCTTTTGCCCTCGCCCTGCTTACCAACTAATACGAGCATGGTGTCAAACTTAACGCCTGGGTTCGTCACACGGGCCACAGCCGCGACTAACATCTTACGTGTGACTGTTCGTACATACTCAGTATCTTCAGCGCCTAGGTAGTCGATTAGGAGCTTGTCTATCCGCTCTTGCCCGTCCCACCACAGCCCTGACAGATAATCCCGCACCGGGTGGTAATAATTTAGATATAGGACTTCGTTCAGCGCATCAGCAATGATTTGATTTCCTTTGATGCCATACACACGGTTACAGTAGTTACGCAGACCAGAGTCATCGCCATCTTGCCAGAAACGCCCTTGATCGGTTACGCGCCAGGGCAGGTTATCCTTGAGCACAATTCGATGAGCAAACTCATCGAGGGCGAATTTACCGGCTAGGTTCGGGTCGTTCTTTAGGATCAGGATGACGTTGTAAGGGTTTGACTCATAACCACCCTTTACACTGAGTTCGAGTTTCTTTAGCCAGTCAGCTTCTTCACCTTCGAAGTCGTGCTGCGCCTCGGCCAGCTTCTCTTCGCCGAAGGTCTGTTTCACGTTGTCATCGGTTCGGCATAGATCGATCATGGCCATGTAAGACGGGAGTTTTACAGTCGGTGTTCCGGGTGCCACATCGTTATCAAGATCACCAAACTTATGTAAGCGAACTAGGTCAAAGGCGTTGACTAGCTTACTGCTGATCGGATCTGTGCCGTGATGCGAGTAGGCGAATTTGTCTTCATATAAAACCAGACCTCCGCTCGATGTGCCGAGGCTATATGTGTAGCGTCCTTCCATGGCGCAGGCGGTGTACACATCCGCCAGGAACGTATCAATCGCCGCGGTGATGCTGTAGGTACGGCAAAAGGTTCCGATGATCCCGTGCTTCTCAGTCGGATCACCTTGCTTCTCGGCCATCTTCTGCCGGGCCTGTTTGGTTCGGCTTGACTCCGGCCAGAACGACTGATCTGTCCAGTCTGGGTAGAGCGCCAGTACAGCGTCAGGATCAAGCCAAGGTCCATCCTGAAATCGAGTGTAGAATTCGGCATCGCTCGACGTAGACGGCCAGTACATTAGTCTGTGCGCCTGGTAGGTTGTATCGTCGAATAGATCCATCCCCAAACCTTCTGCCAGCTTACGTGACAGGGCTTGGTACTCATCCGGCGATACCGCTCGCTTGAGGGGTATGCAGAGGCGGTAGCGGGGCTTTGCCGGTCTGTGCTTGTGTGTTGAGTAGATCAGCGCGGCGTAGTCGTTCAGAAGGGTGAAGTCATCCCAGAAGGTGGCGTTAGCGAAGTCCGCATCAAGTGTAACTACTTGGCGCCAGGCGGCGGTCTGCACTGTACGCCGACCGCCCTTTAGCGTTCCTCCTACGAACCCGCCGACATCCTTGATCTCATCCTGCGCGACCTTGGTCATCGTGTCGTACTCAGCAAGTGTTTCCCGGGTCCGGGTGGTCTGGGTAAGTTTCTCAACCAGCTGAGACCAGAACATAGTCCGGTTCTTCCACTCTTTCTCGAATCGGCTCTTACCCACAGCGATGGTCAGCTCACCGTTATGTTTTATTGTTGAAGCTACTTCAGTAGAGGAATTCATAGCTTCCTCCTTTCTCCCTTAGAGTCATAGCGCCAATCGAACCACCGCCGCGCTATCTTCGGTTCCCTTTTTGCAAACTCTTCGGCATAACGGAGCGGGGCCTTTTCCCCGTACCGTTTGGCTTTTGCTTCGCAGAATTCCCGAAAAGACATCTTATGATAAATGTGTGGTTGATTAGCCCACGAAGCCAGGGCCACGTACATCCCTCGGTTAAGACTGTGCGCGTAGTTCTCGAAGCGCATAACATAAGGTGCAGCGTTGTATTCGGCAAGAATACTAAACCGATAGAACAGATTATCGATGTCATCGGCTCCTATGCTTTCATATGCGCAAAGGGTGTACAACTTCGTATCCTTGCCGCAGTGATCCCGCCATATGCTTAGCTTCTTTCGGATTTCCGGCTCGTCCTTAGGGTCATCGAAAGCGAAAATAAAATCACCGAACCATCTGGCCTCACTGAGTCGCTTTGCTATTTCTGGAGTCATTAGCCTCAGGTCATTACCCTGAATGTACTGATAAGGTATTTTGGTAGCGTCGAGCTCATCTAAAATCTGTCGCCAGGCACCTCCTGCCGCAAAGAGGTTATCATCGAGCAAATATGTCTTCTTTTTGGTACGATCCACAAACTCAAATACCGGACTATGGATAACCGCTCTGTCATAGTTCCTATTAACGCACCACGGGCATTTTCGGAAACAATACCGCGTGGTAAAACCATAAGAAAAGTCGAGGTAATGCTCTTTCGTGGTTTTACTGATCTTTGTGGTGGTTGCCCAGGATTCGTATAGCGAATAGTCTGGTGTAAGGTGTTCAACGTTAGATGGCAGAGGTATAGCCTGATCATATAGGAACCCTGTACCGCCATAGATAATATTGGGGAGATCAAGCACTTCCCGCGGAACCGGGGTATCTGTGAAAATCTTAGCGATATATAACCTGGTGTACCTAGCAAGGTCTTTGTATTCAGTAACCAGTTCCACCTCGCGCCCTCGCCTTTTTAGTTGGGAGGATATCTTCATTAGTGCCAGGTTCGGTATTCTATGTTTGCCTGCTATAAGGTCGGCATCTATTAAACCTATTAACATCTCGTGGCCACCATCCCATTAACCAACAGCAACCAAGGGCTGCATCTCTACCTGTTCCTTTACGTCCTTGGTCGTGATCGTGACTCCTGCCTCTTTCGCCCAGGCGATAACCTCGGCGTTGAGTTTTGCATCTGTCGATACTGCTTTGTTTCGGTCGATCTTGGCCTGCACCAGTTCTTTATCCTTAATCTCGAGGCACGCAGCCAGCCGGCCTTTTTCGTCGGCTACTAGGACAATCCACTTTTTATGGTCTTTTACTGCCGAACTATAGGATGCTACGCAGTTATGCAACTCCGCCCCGGCCTCCAGCAATTCAACCGATTCCTTAGGTAGAAAGAACTTCAAGCGATCAGTCTGCATGGATAACCGCTTCACGATGTGTTCAGGTATATCCAGCTTTAGATTCTTGTGATTCTGTAGGCGGTGACGCTTAGCCATCCAGTCGTGCAGGTCTTTGAGTTTTACGCCTTCGGTCTTGATCGCCTGGCGATTCTCTTCATTGAGCTCAGCATTGTGTAGAAGAACGCAGTCCCACAGATGGCTTTCAGTCTCCATCAGTTGAACGATTCCGGCTTCACCATAGATCGGGAGCATAGCCCGTAAAAATTGAAATAGGTTCTCATTTGTTTTGTATCCTCTCTCGTACGATCCGACAAGCACAAGCTTAAAACCGGCGTATAGGCGCATCGCGTAATCGTAATTCGTGCAGAGCTTGAAGGCTGTTGACAGTCGATCAGCATCAAACATATTCTCGCCCAGGGCTCTTCGTATAGCTGGTTTGTCTGGCAACCCCTTAACCCTGATCAGCGCGGTGATGTGGTCGACCTTTTGGCTAGTCAGTTCCATGACTCGGCCCATATACTCGGTGTCTTTGATCATCATCAGCGCCCGGAAATCGGCCTGATCCGCATGCCCGCCCCGGTAATACAGTGGTAAGTTTGTCGCGTTAGGGAAGGCAACGCGGAATGCTAGGTTGAAGATCGGCAGTAAGAAGGTTCCGTGGAGCCTTCCCGAAGTAACGAACATCGACGGTATTTTGTGCCCAAGTTGCTTTTCTAGCTTGGCGTGTACCGTTTCACGCAGTAGCTTCAATATGCTGTTTAGTTCAGCTTTTTGCTTCGCGTTAGCTAGGCTGTTTGGTAAGAAGGAGCTAAGAATGCTGTCCTTGAACAGATCCAGCTCGAATGGATTACCTAGCAGTTGAGAATCGATTAACTCACCAAGATTATCATACCTAGCGAAAATAACTCTCCGTTTTGCAAGATCAAAGCGGAAGGTTTCTCTATACTTTCCACCCGATAAGCTGAATAGGTCTTTGAACATAACAATTTCACACTGTACTTCAAATATCACCGTGTCCTTGTGTTCTTTTAAGCTAAGCCGCACTTTGTGAGGTACTCGCGTATTGCGTTTCACTTCAACGACATTCTCTTCGTGCAGTGTGCCACAGAAAGGGCAGTGGAAACGGGTTCCGCGTTCATAGAAACCAATACCCGGTGCTCGACCCCAGGCTGCGGCGAAGGCTTGGTCGCACTCTTCACAGAAGTATTGGATCTTGTGCAGTCCGTTTTGTAGGTATTCAATGTCTTCGGCGTATGCCGTGAACATTTTCGGGATGATCACCTCAGCTAGAAACATGTCTGCACCTCCTAATTCAAGAAGTCGAGGTCATCATCGATCGGCGGCTCTTCCTTAGCCGGTTCTGGTGGCTTAGGCTCTTTCTTCTTTTTGGGGTCCTTCACGGGAGCAGCCGGTGTCGCTTCGCTTTCTTCCTCACTACCTTCGGGAACGTCAGCTACTAGCTTAGCTGGTGCGGTCTTTGACTCGTAATGTTTAGCCAGAGCAATCGCGGTATTGCAGGCAAGTTTCATCGTGCTAATGTAGGTTTTCAGCGCTTCGATGTCCTCCTGCTTGATCGAATGAGTAGCTGTCTGCTTCGCGTCATGAGCTAGCAGGTCCTCAATATCTTTTAAGGCTTTAAGCTGTTGATTCATCAGGTTATTAACGTTGCCAGTGTTCATGCCTTTTCCTCCTTGCTATATTTGCTTATGAAACTCACGCAAGCTACATAAGAAAATCCTCGATTTCTTCTACTTTTTTAACTTTTTCCTCCTCGTTTGTGAGTGAAACCGAGAAAAAGCGTTCGTCGATTAATCGGTGTAGATCCTCCAGTTTGTCCAGCACGCCGCGCATATCGGCTGGTACTTTAATTTCACGCTTTACCATGCCCTTTACGGCATCTGGCAGGTCCCCATAATAAGCGACATTCTTCCAGCCGGGTTCTGCCGACGAATCGTCTGCGCCGTCTGCGTCCTCAACAGTAGCACGCTTCTGCAGTATCCAGTTTCGCAGGTCCGTTTTTACTCGCCAATCGGGGTTAAGTTGGATTGTTGCCACACTAACACCTCAATCATCTTTTTTGTAATAAGCTGTTGTAAAACCATCCGCTCGTAGTGGCAGCCCTGGCGCCCACTGTATCGGCTGCCCCATGATCTGACAGGCTTTTTCCGTTGCCCCAGCATCTGGCGCGTCAATAACCGCCTCGTCGTGAACGTGCATCACTGTTTTGTATCCAGCTTCATCGAGCCGGAGCATCGACACTGCCAGGCAGTCCCGCGCGATGGCTTGTACAAGGTTCTCAACCAGTTTCCCGCCGTAGGTTGGCACTCTCGTCCATTGCTTGGTTGTTTGGTCCATACCTTCGTAGGTGATCGATAACTTGTTAAACTGCCCACTCTCTTCCAGCTTAGGCCTTACATAAGCTAAGCACCTTCCAGATGGCACCCTAGCAAACAGCATGCCGCCCTCATATCTGAATTGAATACCTTTAACAAGATTGACACTAGTCTTGTCTCGTACCGCTGCAACCGCCGCTTCTTCTGTGTTTCGCCAAAGCTGCACGATGTACGGGTTAGCCTTTCGCCAGGCGGCAACTAATCCGGGAAGTTCTTCCTCGATCAGCCCCATCTTGAGCGCGCCCATCGTAATTAGCGCCCCGACTGAACCTTGATAACCTAAGGCTAATTCCGCTATCTTGCCTTTTTGCCGCAGTGGATGCTTCTTACCTTGATCGATGTAAGTTTGGAATTCTGACCAAGGGACTTTGAACATCGCGGACGCGGACGCCTCATAGATTTGGCCGTGGGTCTTGAATACTTCAAGCCGCCATTTCTCCCCGGCAAGCCAGGCGATGACGCGAGCTTCGATTGCGCTAAAATCGGCAACGATAAAAGCATGGCCAGCAGATGGGATAAACGCCGTTCTGATAAGCTGCGATAATACGTTCTGGACATTACCGAATAACACCTCAATCATTTCATACTCACCATCGCGCAGGAGCTGTCGGGCTAGATCGAGATCAGGCAAATGATTCTGCGGCAAGTTTTGCACCTGCACCAATCGCCCCGCCCATCTGCCGGTCCGATTGGCCCCGTAGAACTGAAGCAACCCTCTTACGCGATCATCGTGACAAATCGCCATGTGCATCGCCTGGTACTTTTTGACGCTGGTCTTGGCTAGCTCTTGGCGTAATTCCAGCGCCCGCTTGACGGTTTCGCTCTCAGTTTGCTTCAGCAGTTCAGGGACGGAGTCTTTAGTCAGAGATGTCACGTTTAGACAGTCCTCATCAAACAACCATTGCTTCAACTGCGTCCCGCTGTTTGGGTTACTTAAGCCTGTTAGCTCTACAGCCTCGGCAAGCGTCCGGGTCTTGTGCTGCTCGTCACAGGCGATAGCGTGATGTACTAAAGACGTATCTACTCTTACACCCCGGTCGTTAATGCGCTGATCTAAAGCGTACAGCCGCTGCTCTTCTTTTGGCACTGGGAAACGCGAAAGGAAAGATCGGATACTGCGTTCGACTTCAACGTCTTGACCGCAGTATTGTTTGAACAGCTCCCACTTCTCTGGGGCGTGGTGCGGTAGGTTTCGGGTTCTGCCGCCGTTCGCCTTAGTCGGCTTACAAGGTTTGCAGAAGTAGTTAATCAGCGCCTTGCCCTCGGCCATCTTTTGCTTATCGCCGGGGAAGTTCAGCACCTTGGCTACCTGTTCAAGAGTACCGGGCAAGCCTAGCGTGAGAGCGTGAACGGCTGTGCAGGACCAGGAGGGTTCACCTTTTCCAGAGGTAGGTGATAAAAAGTAACCGTCAGACAGTTTTAAGTATCTTGATAGGCAGACGCGCTCGAACTGAGCATTATACGCGGTTTTCAGTATGTCGTGATGGAGCAGGGTGCGTCTTACATCATCCGGTATTTGCTCACCCTGGGCTAGATCCACCACGCGCACGGGATCATCGTTCCAAGCGTAACCGAAGAGCAGAATTTCAAAGTCTGGATGTTCGGCATAAGGGTAAACACCGGTCTTCTTGATGTCTACAGGGGAATACGTTTCTAAGTCGATTGCTAAAACATCCACTGTATCGCCCCCAGGATCAGCGCCCAAAGCGCTATTGCCACCAACCAAACCAACGGGTTAAACAGCGCCATTGTAGTACCCTCGGGCGGCGTTTTTCTCAATCACCTTACGCCTTACCTCGTTTCGCTGCTGCTCGTCTAGCCCCAGGATAGTCAGAAGGGTTTCGCAGGACATTTGGAGATCCACCAGCTCTTCTGACACGCGCTGGTAGTTCTCATATTCAAGCGCATTTTCGACTTCAGCAACTTCACTAAAAATATGATCCATTTGCTCGTCGATTGTGCTTGTCAGGTATTTCGTTGCAGGCCGTAACGCCGACCGCTGAAGTGCTAAAAGCCCAGCTCGCAGTTTCCCGATGATCTGATCGGCGAACATTAAATCTGCGCCGGGATCATCGCTAAAGTCTCCTTCCATGTTCTTATCCCATCGCTCTAGCATCTTATCTAGATTCAATGATCTCCCTCCCTTAACCCAATAACTCAGCCAGTTCGGCTTCCTGGCGTTGCTTATCCAATTCTTTCGCGCGTAGTTGGAAGGCTGCGTAATCAATCATGCAGATGATCCAGCGGTTAGCCTTGACTGATGAGCTGATCACGTTGACTACCTTCCCGATCGATGGCCCGCGCTGGGTATCGCATACCACGATGTCATCCGGCGCCAGATCTTGATCAGTGAAGAAGTCGTACAGGACTACCATGTTTCCCGCGAAGGCTACTTGTACTACTTTCACGGCTTCACACCCGCTTTCGCTCGGCATATGTTGTGAAACATACAGCCGCATTCTTTATCTTCGTGTACACAGCAGCCGTCTTCCCTTTTCAAGAACTTGCCCTCACCATCCATACAACCGGCGTATTTAAGAAACTCTTCAAAATCTTTTTCCGCGGCTTTGGCCATTGCCGCCACGCCCATCGAACTCAACTCCTTTGACGCTAAAGGGCGGTTATTACACCGCCCTATGCTGTTGTGCCTTATTATCCTAAGAAGTCATCTGCGGGAGGAGCATCACCGAAGTCATCTTCCGGACGGCTACGACTTCCACCAAGCGGTTCGCCATCGGCCAGCTTCTGCACGTTTTGCAGACCGGCTCCGATCCCCTTGTTGCCACTGTTATTGAAGGCGAAGAAGTTGACCGATACCCGCGCGTACATGCCGGAGTAGACTTCCGTTCCGTCGATGATGGGGTTGCAGCCGGCGTCAACAATACCTGGTTTTTGTTTGCTGGAGCAGTTGAAGAAGTAATGGCCAGCGTATTCGGGGTTCTCGTCAGCCTTCAGGTCGCCGTCACGAAGTGGCAGCTTCATTTCACCGGGGAGTTTACCGCCCCATTTCTGCAGGCTGGCAGGACTTTTCTTCACTGCATCAATAGCGGCTTTAACCCGGGTCAGAGTTGCGACATCGCTTTTGGGGATGAGCACGGCGCAACCGTATTTCAGATCACCTTTATCGTCTGCTTTCGGGGTGATTAGGTTCACGTAGGACAGTCTCGCTTTACCGGTAACGATCTTCGAGTTTTGTGCTTTTTCATTAGCCATTGTTTGGTTCCTCGCTTTCAATTTTTGTTATTTCTTTTTTCATCGCTCTAGCAATTAGCATGTAGATGGCGATATCCAGGCAGCGTTCCGAGAAGTCTTTGTCGTTGGTGATGGCCCCGGGTTGTGCTAGAGTCACAATGTGCTTGCTGGCGTAAGCCATCAGCGCTTTGAATTTGGTCTCATAGGTTGCCTCGCCAAAGAGCAGTTCCGCGCCTTTGGTAAAGTTGTAAAACGCATCCTCATCTGCTCCATAGCGTTCATTCTTTGCCGCGAACAGCTTCATGATTTCAGAGCAGTCATCGAAAATAGCGTCTTTAAGCTGTTTACGGTGCATCTAGTCGGCCCCTTTCTCACCGCAAACGAATAGGGCGCTGGTGTCCATCGTCGGCTCTGGCGGCTTCGGTTTGTCAAACCACGCTAGATCGAAGCCTAGATCCGCCAAGTACTTAATGGTTTTTGAAGGAGAGTGCCTTTCCGCGTATTTTTGCAGAGCTGCGTAGCTTTCGGAAACCCGGCTTTCCTCTGCTTTCCACTCATCCCTAACGTGTTCAAGGCGTGTACCTATTGGCGTGAAACCGCCGAATATGTCTAATCGCGCACTCTGGATACGCGCTTCTCTTGGCAGATCGCTCCAGTTGCTGTGCTTGCACCATGCGCTTTCATCCTTCAGCATCGCTACTAGGGTTTTTACAGCTTCGTTATGGGTTTCGAGAGCGGATTCGATAATGGTAAGTTGCTTAGCGAAGACCGCCCCTTCTTGCTCCAAATATTCCTTGGTCGACTCCTCTACAAGTTTTTCATACTTAATACGGACAGAGGCTTGGGCTTTCGCCCTGCACTTTTTAATAAATTCGTAGATGCTGGTTTTCGTTATCGCCATTTTCTGTTCTCCCCTTTCAACTAAAATCGGCTTGCGCTGAAGCTACGGAGTTAATTGCCGGTCGCTTGTCACTCTCTGGCGCCAGCGTGGGTTTGCCAGGCGGCTTGACTATGTAGCTGGTCAGCAAGGCATTAAACGGTTTCTTACCGAGAAGTTCTGTCATCTTGGTTATGCCGTGCAGAGACTTCTCATAGATCACTTCGTCCTTGTAACCAGCCGCCAGCAGAACGGTAGCCACACAGTCCTCATCTACGTACTTGCGTCTGCTGGTTCCCTCGACAACCTTCCAACCCGGCCATGTTACGCCGTGGTTCACGGCCTGGTCGAGCGCGTAGTCTTGTACATCTTTGGCCCAGTCAATAAACCGACCGAGCTTCCCGAGGATCTCGCCTATCTCGTGCGCTTCTAATAGGAAGGGCTCTTGGAAGTCGAGAGCAGCCAGCTTCAAGTTCTCTTCTGCCCTGGCGCGGCACGTTGGATTTGCCCGGCAGAATTTGCAGTGATCGCCGGCAGAGAACTCGCCTTCACCGGCCCAAGCTAACTTGGCTTTCGGCCTGACTACGGCCTCAGCCCAATCCAGAAGCTCGTTTGAGGTGAGCGTTTCGCTTGATATGCTGTCTAGCCGGGGTTGTACGATCGTCATGGTGATTTCATCTATACCATATAGGAAGTCAAATTGGTGCAGTGCTCCGAGACCGTACAGCCTCATTTGCGTGTTCCCCTCGGCTTCAACGGGAACACCCTTTCCGTACTTGAGATCGACCACTTCTGCTTTGCCATCCGCGATGATAACCACGTCACCGGTGCCGAACCCTTCCGGCACCCAAGCGCTGTAGTCAAGGCGCTGTTCTAGCAGAATGACCGCGTCTTTTGATACTGCCCTTGCGGCGTTGATCTTCTCGATGCAGATATCAACGTAGGTTTGAACGTGGTCGGCCATCTCTTTAGAGTAGAAGTCATTAGCCTGAAGGTCTTTGAGCAGAAGCTCATGAGACTCATCAGTGAGGTAGCCGAGGTACTTTCTGAGCTCTAACTCGCCAAGGCTGTGAGCGAAACTACCTTCAGCGGCATAGGTGCTTTGCGAATCCGGAAAGGACTGTTCCAGCTTGGCGCTAGGTGGGCAGCTCAGCCAGCGCTTACTGCCTGACGCGGAGAGTTTAGCGTGTGCGGCCATTACAGTTGCTCTGCCTTGGCCATTAAATCGGCATACTTCTCGGCGGGGATGTCGGTCAGTTTGGTTACGTTGTAGGAGCTGATTAGGGCTTTCACCTGTGCTTGTTTGGTCTTTGACAGATCAGAGAGCTTGGCACGAACCTGTTCAATCGTGAAGGTCGGCTCAGCAGTTTTCTCTTGCGCAGGCTCAGGGGTTGTTACTGGCGTGGTTTCTGACTGCGTTTCTTCCACGGGCGCTGGCGTACGATCCGCAGGTTGAGAAGCGGCGGGCTTATTACGGGTGCGTGATGGCCTTTCCGTTGCTGGTTGGTCTGC